CAACGGTGACACCACGATCAACACCGATGGCTGGATGTCGAGCCCGACCACCTCGCAGCGGGTTAACGCTTTCCTGCCGGAGGGCCATCACATCTGGTCGGACCATGCGCGCCGGACCCGCGCCAACCCTGAGGGGCCACGCAAGTGGCTGCATCTGCCCAATGGTGAGAAGCACGAGTTCCACGACGGGATCTCTTTCAACCAGCACACTGGAGAGATCCTCTCCGACGATAACGTGCGTCCCACGGGTGGTCCGGTCATGCCGCCGAACGCCCGAGGTCGGAGTCGAGGCACTGACACCGGCACGCCGACAGACCGTCCCACGAGTCCGTGGACCGCTCCGACACCACGACCCACCTACTACAACGATCAGAGTCCCACCCCGAGGAACCGTGTCGACCCGACAGGACGTGCCACGCAGCGTCCGTACCTGCACGATGATCACCCGTTTGGCGACTTCCATGACAGAGGCAGTCACACGCCGTTCAGCCCGTTCGGTCAGGACGCAGGTGCCGAGCCTGGTGCCAACTACGACCCTGCCCGCGACCGTCAGGAGATCCGCGAGCAGGAGAGTCAGCGTCCCGGCTCAGACACCTACGAAAGCGGAATGAATTGGTCACCGGGTCGTCACTCATATGAGCCGGAGAGCGAGGACATCCCCAAGGCGGGCGAGTCCTTTGGCGACTACCTGGAGCGCACCGCCCCTGCTCCGACCACAGCCAAGTGCAAGCGGTGCAACGGTAAGGGCTCCATCTACCAGGGTGCGGAGCAGAAGAAGGTCGACTGCCCGTCCTGTAAGGGCACTGGGAAGATCGGTGGGACCACAGCGGCACGGCATGCCCCGGACCTGGAAATGCTGAGTCTGAGGTACATCGCGGGACTGAGGTACCTCGCCTTCGGAGAGACCGTGACCCCCTACGAGGACTTCGTGAGGGCGAGCCAGCCCGAGACCGGCATGCTGGCGGTGCTGGCTGGCATCTGGGCGCAAGGATCGATCTTGCGCCCGACTCACATGGATTACCAGAACAACGGCGGGTACACCTCTGGTGGTGGTTACGGCACCATTACCCCAGCCATCGACCGAGCCAAGGATGCATACGAGTCCTATCGTGGTGGCAAGTCCCATGTGCCGATTGCCAACAACACCTGGATTCACAAGGACGAGTCAGGCAACCATCACATCCGGCACCACAACACTGACATCATGTCGTTCTCGCCCGAGGGCAACGTCACCATCAACCCTGACGGCTGGGACTCGGTAACCACCAACTCGCGGATCAATGCCTTTCTGCCCAGCGGCGTGAGGTTTGGACGCAACCCCAGCCGGGCTCGTGGTGCCCCGCACAAGTTGCTGACCATCAACGGGGAGAACCACCCCTACCACGATGGCATCTCCTTCAACCACCACACCGGGGAGATCCTCCCCGACGACTCTGTCCGCCCGACTGGCAACACGGTCAGGCCACCCAATGCCCGAGGCACCGGGAACCCTCGTCCTCCGAGGCCCACGGGTCCAGGGTCAGGCTCCTGGAACCCGGCGACCAGGGCCGACCCGACCTACCGGTCTACGACGACTCGCCCGCAGCACAGATATGACCTCTCTGAGGACTGGGGGTTCCCCGGAGACAGTGAAGGCCATGGAGAGCCCGGAGCCAACTACAGCCGCGAGAATGACCGCGAGGAAAATCAGGCTGCGGATCGCTATACCCCGCGTGATACGTCCTACGACGAGCACAGCAGGAACTTCGGTGACGACAAGTACCAGACGGAAAGTGAGGACATGCCCCGGGCGGGTGAGGACTTCGGTGCCTACCTGGAGCGCACCGCTCCGGCTCCGACCTCAGCCAAGTGCAAGCGGTGCAACGGTAAGGGCTCCATCTACCAGGGTGCGGAGCAGAAGCGGGTCGACTGCCCGTCCTGTAAGGGCACTGGGAAGATCGGTGGGACCACGGCGGCACGGCACTCCCAGATCAACCTGGAGGCACTGAGTCTGCGGTACCTGGCAGGGCTGAGGTACCTGGCCTTCGGAGAGACCGTGGCCCCCCAGGACGTGGACACCCTGCGTGATGAGGAGTGCCCGGTCTGTGGTGAGCAGTCCTCCTCATTCGACGGCAAGACCTGCCAGGTCTGCGGGTACGACGCACCGCCGAAGATGTTCCAGGACCCCGACCTGGAGAAGGCCAAGTCCATGGACCTGCGCAAGGACGTCAACGACGCGCCTCCGCTGCCGGGCCAGGAAGGGCTCAACCCGGCTGAACAGGACGCCAACGGCGGCATGCCAGGAGAGGTGCCGGGCAGTGCAGAGCCTGGTAGCGACCAGATCCCCATGGACCCCTCCATGCTCGACGAGAACGGTGAGCCGCTGCCTGGCCAGGAGCAGGAACAGCAGCAGGTCGACCCGGCTCAGATCGTCCAGCAGCAGATGGAGCAGTTGCAGACCGGCGTGCCGCTGACCCCCGACGAGTTGGGGCCTGACGGCGAGATCATGCCCCAGGACGTCGACCAGGAAGGCATCAACCCGGACGGCGACCCAGCCCTGGACCCTGACCAGATCGGTCCTGACGGTGAGCCCATTCCCCAGGAGGGCATGGTGCCGGGCCAGGAGGAGGGAGCCGACTCCACTGGCCAGGAACTCGGTATCAGGCCCGCAGAGGGCGATCCAGGCACCCCGGAAGATGGAGTGCCCGACCTGGTCTGTCCGGCCTGTGGTTTCGAGACCGACGCTGCCCAGCCGATGTCGACCGACATGGACACCCAGGCAGTCGCGCCCGAGGGCGGGGACGGGACCATGGCCGGGGACGTCTGCCCCAACTGTGGGCAGGCTGCGCTGATCTCTGTCGGGGAGATGGAAGAGATGGCACAAATGCAGCAGCAACAGCCTCAGCAGGGTCCTCCTGTCTAGGCGAGCCTGAACCCTGCGAAGGGGTGGAAAGACATGCACGGCGACCGTCGTGGATACGGGTACTCAGAAGGAGTGATCAGTATGAGTCGGCCACTGATGGCAGCGGTTGCCTCCCAGCAGCGACAGATCGAGGCGATGGCACGAGAGAACGCCGTGCTCCGTCTGCAACTCGGCTACGTCGCCCAGTTGGCTGGCGTGTCCAAGCAGGTCGAAGCCATCCGGAAACGGGCGGACATCGAGAACCCCGCGCAGCCGGTAGCGAACCCGCCCAGCGAAGGTCCGTTCGAGACGACCGAGCAGGCTGTCCAGCCCGAGGCGTATGACGACGTGCGCAACCCCGGCCAGACCCCCGGCTCGGTGAACAAGGTGCCCGCCCAGAGTGTCGACGTGGCACTCAACCCCGGCGAGTCCCTGCCGACCGCGCCATTCAACCAGTTGGACAACGTCCAGGCACCCATCCAGGGCACCGAGACCCAGTTGCCGCTGAACCAGACCCGGGTCGAGACGGACGTCCGTGTCGGCGACCCGATGAACCCGCAGGTGGCCTACCCGTGGGACATGAGCCCGAACCAGTCCAACGGTGGTGGCCCCGGCAAGGCTGCCTCCAGGGGCAACCGGACCATTGCCAGCATCCAGTTGGCCCGGCTCCAGATCGAGGCCGGTCTCTCCCAGGAGACCAACGACCTGGCGCTCGGCGCGCAGATCGAAGCATCCAGAGTCTCCGATGCCGAGATCGCCTCGACGATCAACACGCTCGCTGGTGTCCGCCGGGTCGCCTCCCGTCAGACCCAGCGTCCGCCGGGGATGGTCCCCCGCACCGCCGGGGTTCGCCGGACCACGCCGAGCCTGGCGACCGACCCCGGTCTGACGGTAGTGGCCTCGGTCAGCGGGGACGACACTGCTGATGCGGACCTGTTCCTCGACTGAAACAGGATTCTCAGCGGCAACCTGAGACGTAGACAGCCTCACTGGCCAACCCGGTGGGGCTGTTTGCTGCCCCGATAATCCTGTCGAAGTGCCCACGAGCGCTCAGAAGGTGTGAAGGAGCCAGTGCGAAAAGCAGGCTCTCCTCTAGGACGGGAAGAAGGTCAGCCAAGATGCTTCGCACGACAATGGCAAAGGCTTACATCAAGAGGACGTTCCGCCCTCTCTACGGGTGGACTCAGATGACGCCCAAGAGCGTCTTCCTCGACCCGGCGACGGATCGACTCACGCCTGCATGGCCTGGCATGGTCTACATGCGCACTGCGGGCGAGCAGGTTCGGCTCTGCACGGCGACGACCTCCATTCCCTACGGCTTCGGCGCGCTGTACGTCGGCGGGGATGGCATCGACGAGCCCCTCGACTCCGGCATCAACGCCTTCGCGGTGTGGGTGCTCGGCCCCGACGCTGAGGCTGAGGTACTCGCTCCGGCGTTCGACACCAGCGAGACGTTCACCGATCCCGGCGACGGCACCGAGGTGCTCCTCTACGTCGGCTGCGAAGCCGCCGGTCCCACCTCCAACCAGGGCAAGTTGGTCCCGACTGCTGCTGCCACGAAGACCGTGGCACCGGTCGCCCGACTGCTCAAGGTCAACTCGGCCACCAAGATCACCATCGGGGGCCTGCGCTAAGGCGCGGGACTTCCCTCAACTGAGAGCCAGAAGGAGAAACAAGAAATGTCTCAGATGACGCTCGCAGGTGGTGGCCTCCGGGGTCGTATCGCCAAGAAGTCCGACGACTACGTCTCGCAGATCATCGACCGCCGTGAGAAGGGCACTCGTCTCACCCACGAGGCCAAGGTCAAGAAGATGGCGCTCATCCTCCAGGACGAGTCCAACGGCATCAAGCGCCTCGGCGTCGGCATGGTTGGCCCCATCCAACTGAAACTGCGCTACCAGGGCATCACCCGCAACGTCATCGTCGAGGACCCGGTCACGCCCGGTACCCCGGTCGAGTACGACGTCTGGGACGACCTGGGCCAGGCGTACATCATGTCCGGCACCGAGGGCGAAGTTCGCGTGACCCCCTTCGAGGGCAAGCGTGTTCCCGTCAGGTTCTTCCGCATCGCCTCACGTCCGGCGATCCGCAAGGAGGATCTCTTCTACCTGCGGATCAACGCGGTGGAGCAGGCCCAGGACGAGACCAAGCAGGCCATCCTCAAGCAGGAGGACAGCCGACTGCTGGTCATCCTCCAGGCTGCGGTGACGGACTACTCGACTCGCCCGGATCACACGATCACGCCGAATCACAACATCACGGAGGCGAGCGGATATTTGACCCCCGGCTCGCTCTACTCGGCGGTGTCCATGACGGACATGCACGAGATCCAGTCGGCGCGGATTTTGATCAATCCGTTCGATTTCCGCGACCTCTACCGGTGGGACATCAATCAGACCGGCTGGGCGTTCAAGGACCGTGTGGTCGCTGGCGAGACGATCACGTCGTTCGGCGAGTTCCAGATCCAGCGCTCGATCATCGTCCCGCAAGGGAAGGTCTTCCTCACGCCGGAGCCCAACTTCCTCGGCGTCTTCCCGGTGCTCTACAGCCTGGACGTCGAGGAAAACCATATGGTAGAAGCGTTTTGGAAAGGGTGGGTATTTGACGAGATGGTCAGCATGGCCGTCCTCAACCCCCGTGGCATCGCCACCATCACCAAGGCGTAACCAGCCAGCCAGCGCGTAGAGAAGGACCCTCGCCATTCGGTGGGGGTCCTTCTCGTTGCTCACTGGGCGACCCTTCCATGACCCGAAGGCGTTGGGTCTTAGGCACCAGCGAGAGGTGCCCTGCCGGGCGGCGATTTCTTGGCGTGAAGCGCACCCATAATGGCCCGACAGGAGTCTGTGAAGTTGTGTGTCCTGCCGGGCGACCATGTCATGGTGCAAAAGGTCGTGTGCACTCTGGCCCGACAGGACTGGGCGGACGTACTTCGACCCCGAGGGGCGCGTACGTTGTGGCCCACCTACGAGAGTACCCTGCCGGGCGTTCGTCCACTGGCGATCAGCGAAACCCCTATGGCCCGGCAGGAGTCTATGGAGTTGTGCCCTGCCGGGCGGTAGCAATAAGGCTGTAGGCGCAGAATGCCTGGCCCGGCAGGACGTGGGCGCAGGGTTTACGGCGTTTAGCGGAGTTCGCTAGGCCCACCTAAAGAGTACCCTGCCGGGCGGGTCAGCGATGGCATGATGCGCCACTTCCATGGCCCGACAGGGTGTGCGTGACATTTCTGGCCCCGAAGGGCGAGCACCTCTTGGCATTGGGCGTTCGCGGTGTGGTGATGTACCGCATCTACTTTGACCCACCTAGAGAGTACCCTGCCGGGCGGAGTGCGAACGACCCGAAGGTGCGACGATCACGGCCCAGCAGGAGTGTGTGAAGTTGTGACCTGCCGGGCGTGAGGTCTGAGGCGCAATGGCGACCTCCCTTTGGCCCGACAGGACTGGGCGGGGCTTCTTCGACCCGAAGGCACGAGGATTTTGGCCCACCTAAAGAGTACCCTGCCGGGCGAGTCATGGATGGCAGAAGCGTTCTGGCCGAGGCCCGGCAGGAGTCTATGAAGTTAGTGTCCTGCCGGGCGGAACAACTCTGGCGATCAGCGCGCCTGCTATGGCCCGACAGGAGATGGTGATGGACGGGCGAGGGGTGCAAGGCGCACGGCGTACGGGGCTAGACCCGTCCATCAGTCTGTGTGGAGTTGGTGTCCTGCCGGGCGACTGGATTATGGTCCAGAAGACGTACGGGTCCTGGCCCGGCAGGGCTGGGCGAGTCAACCATGGCGTAGTGCGCTCTTCACGCGGCCCACCTAGAGAGTACCCCTGCCGGGCGAACCCAGAATGGCAACGGCGCTACGACCATGGCCCGGCAGGGAGTCTGTGTTCAGTTGTACTCCTGCCGGGCGAAAGTTGGTTGGCGTTGGGCGTTCTTGGTATGGCCCGGCAGGGAGAGTGAGGTGAGTGGCGCAGGCTCTTTGGTCTCAGAGACGCCTCCGAGATGGCCCACCCACCAGATCAGGAGTACTGCCAATCGGCAGCGGCGTCGTACAGGTCACGCAGCAGGCTCTTGGCGGTGCGCCGGATGGCTGCCATGTCATTGTGCCCCGGTTTCCACTCGGGGTGAGTGACCATGTAATGCTTCTTGTTGGCTCGGGCCAACTCGGTGTAGTACCCCGCCGGGGCGCTCATCCTGCACTGGGTGATGATCCGATGCACCATGACCTTGGCCTGGGGGCTCCCGCACCTCAGGGCCTCCTCAGCGCTCATTCCCTTGGTGTGTTTCCTGGCAGGGTCACCGAGCCCGCAGTACGAGCGCAACTGGTCCAGGGTGCGCTCTCGGGGCTCCTCGACGATCAGCAGCCGCTTGGGGTTCTTCAACGAGGAGGGCTCGTCCTCCTTGAATCGAGGGTTGGGCACGAAGCGCTTGGGCACGGCGATCCGGGGGTGCCCGATGACGCCGAGCAGCCGACCCAGTTGGAGTTCGCCGACCCCGCCCATGGACTGCTGCCAGGCCATGACGCCGGGGCTGACAGCATGCCGGTACGCCTGCTCGACGGTGGACTTGGCAGCGTTCTCAACCTTCTCCAGCCCGCTTGAGATGCCGTCCTCCTGGCCGAAGTCATGCAGCCCTAGACGGACAGCAGCGGCGTTGCGGTTCTTGATGATAATCCGCAGGTGCTGGATGTCGTCCAAGTTCGCGCTGTAGAACTTCAACATCACCAACGCCTCTCGGGTGTCGGCGGGCTTGGGGACC